CTTCCATATTTTGATCAAAGTTTTCTAAAGTAAAACCATTAATAGTTTGCATAATATCATTTACATTTGTATCACTAGATTGTGTCCATGAAACTATGCTATCATTTTCATTTATTGCTCTAACATTATTATGTATTTCTTGTCCTTTACTTGCAGCTAAACTCGATAGATATTGTTCTGCATATGACTTAAATCTAAAAGGAGCATTTTTAACAGTAGTTTCAATATAACTATCTACAACATTATAAAAACCCTCAGTGCTTTTCATGTTGTCATTTTTAGCTTTGTTAAAAAAGTTTATTGCATCTATTGTAAATTTAGATTTATATTTTTGTTCTTCTTGCAAAGCAGCCATTTTGCCCATTTCATTAAGACTATCTCCTAATGCCTCAGAAGCTGTAGCTACCCAATCAGCTGTTGTAGCTCTAACAACACCCATTCTTCCAGATAGTTGTGATACTGAGCTACCAGTTGTGCTTACTCTTTTTTTACCAGGTGTTAATGCCATTATGTAATAGTTCCTTGTTTGTAGTATTTACTTCTTGCAAAACCACTTGTAAGTGATGCTGCAGCACTTGTATATCCTCCAAACAATAATTGTTGAGATTGATATTCATTTTCAAATAATCTTTGTTGAAATTTATTTTGTGTTGATTTACCCATAAGTCTAATATTAGCTATATCTTTTTCAGTATTTTTCTTAACTTGTCTGTTTATATTTATAAAACTCATGCTGTTATCTAAATATCCAGCAGTTGATTGATATGCTAAGTTATTAGCTAATTCTTGTAATCCTACTTCTGTTCTTGCGTTTTCTTCTTCTAATGCTTGTACTTCTGCTAATCTTCTTTCAGTTTCTAATCTATAGTTTTCTCTAGCAATCGCAGCTCGTTGTGCTCTTACACTAGAAATTGTACCAATAGTGGTAGCAGCTGTACTCATTAAAAATAATGTTGATGCACTTAAACCCATTATGCGAACTGTATCTCCATAGCTACACCCAATACCTTAAGTGGTAAGGGATCATTTTGAGAAATAGTTATAGTAGGACTTTTACTATATCCCAAGAAATTAAATTCTTTTTTATCAGTTACTGGTGTAATATCTGTACCAGCTGTAAAGTTTACTTGTTGTATAACTAATTCTTTTGCAGATAAATCTTGAGCTTTTAATGTAACATCTAATCCAGAAGATATATCTACAATAGCTTTGTTTACTCTTTTTGGCTGACCAGTTAATGGTCCAGTATCTATTTCTTTATCTATTGGCATAGTTTCTAATATAGGTGTAAAATTAAATCCTACACGAACACCAGTAGGAAAAGGAGCTGATGTAAGTGTTATTCTGCTATTAGAATCTACTGTAAACTCTCCTAAAGATCCATTACCAAATACTGCAAATACTTTATCTGTATTTTCATACACAGCATTTACTGTATGTAAAAATCCATTTACAATAGTTAGTGCAGCATTATCTGATGGAGATGATGCTAGAGCTGTATCTAATGTAAGAAGCTGTCCAGAAGCTGTATTAGTTACAGCTGTAATTGTATATGTGCCAGTAACACCAGCAATAGTAAAAGATTCTTGTACTTGTGGAGTAGTAGTAAAACCATCTACATTTATTGTAGTTCCTGTTTGACTAGCTCCATTTACTAATGGTGTACCTTTTTGAAATACAGTTGTTGTTGTAGAACAATCTAAAGTAATTGCATCAGTATCTGCAAACTTTTCTAATGTATATATTGTTCCAGATGGTACAGTTCTTTTTACAGATACATATAGGTTTTCATTTATAGCAGTTATACTATCAAACTTATCTCCTGTTTGTGTTTCATACATTGTCCAACCAGCAATCTTTTCATTTCTTACACTATGAAATACTGCAAGTTTACCCTCATGTGTAGATCCATTATTTAAGAAAAATGCAAATTGTTCTGGTTTTTCTGCATTACCTGTAATCATAGCGTGTTGTTTTGGTGTATCAATAAGATGAGAAGCTAAGACCGAAACAGCTGTAGATCTATATGCTTGTTCAACATCAGAAAAGATATACTCTCTAATTGCTTTACCATTTTTTTGGGTAAATAAAGTTGCTCCATCAAAAGGTACAGGACTAGCTCTATTACAACCATATGGTGTTTGTCTTAGAAAAGCTATACTGCTAGGAGTTATAGCAGCAGATTGAGATGATACTGGAATAAAGTATTCTGATCCATCTGTAAATATTTGTAAGTTTCTTGAAGATACAAAGTGTCTAATCTCATTTACTCTATCGCCTGTAATAGCAACATTGATTGCTTCGTTTGCTAAACCAGTTCCTAAATCAAAATTAAAGTATCCAGCTATTTGACTTGCAACAACAGCTGATGGTTTATCTCTTACACCACCAAACCATAGTCTATTATCGTGAAATGATACAGCTTGTGGAAATCCTCTTTCAGCAGATATAAGTTCTTCTGTATGATCTGATTCTGCATTTGTATTTGCAAGTGTTTCTATAATTTGACAAGTTACTTCTGTTGCACTTGTAAACCCTGTAATCTTAACTTGTTTAGGTGTAGTTCCTATTTGAAAATATACACCAACATGATTTGCTGTAAATAAATTAGCAGAAGCTGTAAGAGTAACACTATTACCACTTGTAGCTGCTGGAGTAATTGTAACACCAGGATCTGCATATCTATGAAAAGGAGCTGTAGTTTTACTTACACCATTTGTTGTAACTGTATCATCTAGTTCAAACTCAAAAGCAGAAACAGAAAATGAAGATGAAGAAGCTCTAACTATTTTTCTTATAGGATTATTTCTATGTGTAATAAATACTGTATCTCCAAATTGTGCAAAGTTTAATTCAAATAATTGAGATGTACTCCAGTTACAATTAGAAGTTATATTAGATTGTAAGACAGATCCAGTAGAGCTGTATACATCTAATCTATTATTACTAAATGCAAATAAAGCAGTTTCATCATTAGAAAATATAAAAGGTATTAGTCTTGATTGTGCTGGTAATGTAGCTTTATATTCTGTAGCTGGTCTACGCATAAGACCACCCTCATCTAATAAATACCAATTACGACATTGTTTTGCTCCCTCAAAATATGCTTTAGCATCTGTGCGAGCATTTAGTAGATTGTTTAACTCTCCAGAAGAAAAGTTAGTAAAGACTTGTCTAACCTTTCTAGGCATTATCCTACCACTAATCCACTACGACTACTTCTTCTTTCGTTAATAAATCTATCAGTTGATAGTCTTTTTGTTGTTGTTTCTGCTGATTCAGTATTTCTTGCTATAAGTATTTGTCTTTCTGCCTGGTTATCAAACTCTCTAACCATAGCTGCATCTCTTGCGATAGCTCCAGCAAATACACTTGCAAGTTTATATTCTACTGCTAATCTAAAATAAGGAGGAAACTCACTTTCATCTTGTCTAAAAACATAATCCATAATTAATTTACTTTGACTACCATGACCATCTACAAATATTTTATCTCCATATCTTGCATATTGTATATTTACATCATTATCAGTAATTGATATTATTTGTAAACATTGTGGGCTTGTTGGTATTTGATAAGCATATTCATACTTACCAGTAGGAGTATTTGCTAATAAAGATAGTTGTTGTTGCTCTGTAGCAAATCTCCATCTTGCTCTACATAAAGTAGATTCTATAATTTCTTCATAAATATTATTTGTTACTAATGCTTCTGTAGTATCGTCTGTAAATGACGAAATCGGATTAGATCCGATCATTATTAATGCTCTTGAAGCTATATCTATTTTTGTTACTGCCATATTTTTTTAGGAGGGGGATTGCTCCCCCTCGTTAATGTTATGATAATAAAGCTGTTCTCACTTGAGTTGTAGAAGAAGTTGTTACAATTAACATATCTACTACAGCATTTGAGCCACCACTATTTACAATAATAACATCTCCAGCTGTTAAATCAGCTTGAGAAGCTAAAAAGTACTCATTGTCATCAATAGTACCTATTGCATCTCCATCAGTATAATACCACATGGAGTTAGTGTCTCCCATTTGAGAGATTTTTTTTATCGGATTTGAAGTTGCGTATGCCATATATACCTCCTATTCCGCAGCTTTCTGTACTCTAATACCATTATCATCAATTAAGATTGATCCCATTGATAAGTAAGAGGTCATTAAGTGAGCCACTTTTTCTGGTATATAGTTTACTTCTGTTCTAACTTCTGATCCAACACCTAGACCCATTGATGACTTATGCCATGCAACAGTATGTCTATCAGTTGATCCAGAAGTGTCTAGTCCTGAGAATACAAAAGTTAAGAAACTTAAGAATCTTTTAGCTGTGTAGTTCATACCAGCAAAAGGAAGCTCGTTGTTTCCAATGTATTCCATTCTTGACCATTGATCATCATCTAGCAAGTCAGACCATTGTTTTGGACCGATTGCCCAATATCTTTGGTCATCATCTGGCACAGAATTTGTACCGAATAATGCTTGCATATCTTTAAATTTAGCTACATTCATGTCTGTTGCTAAAGATGATGCTCCGTTTGCTCCAGCATTGTTTGCTACAGTTGTAGCAGATGCCATAGCATCAGTAATAATGCTGTCAGTTTTTCTACCTAAAGCATATGCTGCATTGTTTGCAATTACTGATCTTTCGTCAATGTTGGTTTTAAGTTCGTCTAGCTTGTCTACGTAATCTGAAGCATAGAAATCAGAAAGTGTAGCAGTTACATTAGTATGACTAATGTTCATAGCCACTACTTCAGCATGACGAGCTTTAGTTGTTGCCTCGCCTGTGCCTACTTTTTGGAACTTAACTGATTCTCCAGATACTCCGTTTACAACACGCACTAGATTTTTGAACTTACTACCCATTCTTTGATACGCCATATGTACTTCAGATTCAAACTGAGTAATAAAAGCGTTATTAATAGTAGCACTCATTTTATTCTCCTTTATGTTGCTATTGTTACCTAGATTATCTCACAGGAGCTTTATATGTTATCTTTTACAAGGCATATTCTACGCCATAGAGGTCTATTAGTTAATCAACTGACATATTTTTTCTACTTTTTCAACTCACAAAGCTCAACAATGTTTTCACTTGGTATTACACAAGTGTCGCCTATGTCTGTATCATTGTAAGACATGTAGATTATTGTAGCGTTTTTATTCTTTTCTAAAAGAAAACCCTCAGTTACATTTAGATATGGTTGAAATGTTTTAGCAGTATTTGGATCTAACCATTCTGAATGAGATACAGCATCTCTCCAGGTAACTCTAACCTTTTTCGCTTTCGTCTTTACCATAGTATTTTTCAAATAAAGCTGCAACTTTGTTTATATAAGCTGGATCTCTTGCTCCATCTTTCCAATATCTAGGATCTTTCATCATAGATCTTAAATCTTCTAAACTTGGAGCAGCTTCTATGGCAGTTTCTGTTGTAGGCATTGGAGCATCTTTAGTTAGTTTCATAAGTTCTTCAATAACTTTTACACCAGCTGCTGTACTTGCTAAATTAGATGCTGCCGAATAAGCATCAGAAGATAAATTTTTCTTTGCCCATAGATCAGCTGCTTCTATTCTTTGTGTAGCATTTTCTCCTAATTGTTGTTTTTCTTCTTCCAATACAGGAAGTGCAGCTATTTGATTATCTACAAATTTTTTAATACCATCATTGTATTCATCTTGAGATAATCCTTTTTTTCTAGCTGTTTCTTCCCACCATTGAAGTAATGGTATATCTTTATTTACTTCTATAGATACACCCTCTGGTATTTCTGGTTGGAATAATTCATATTCCTTGGGAGTATTGGCTATTCTTTCTTTTTCTAAATCTTCTCTTATTTGTTTTGATAGTTCTTCTGTTCTTGATCCTAGTTTTTTTTCTAAAGAATTATAACTACTAGCAAGATCTTCTAAATTTACTTCACTTGTATCTGCGTTCCAGAATTTTTCTGATACATATTCTGGTCTTTGTGGTTTTAGTTCGCCATTAGTTTTTTGTTCTTCGTCAGCCATTTTTTTGTCCTCTTTTAATTTTTTGTTTTATTACACTTAGTAAATATCTTTGTCCCTCTAAATGCCACAACACATTACTACTAGAGTTTGGATTTGCCAAAGAATTATTTGTTATTTTTTCGAGGTATTCGATTGCTGCTTTGCCTTGTATTCCATTAAATACGCTAGCAAAAGTCCTATCATCATCAGTAGCTACTTCTTTATTGTTCTTGTTGCGTAGGGTTTCCCATGACATTTCCAGGCATATTACCTTGTTGAGCCATATTTTGCAACTCATTTACTAGAGCTTGTTGTTCTTGAGGATCTCTAATTAATTTTTCTGGTAATCCTAGTTTTTCAGCCATATATCTTGCTACTTCATCTTGTTTTACAATCATATTAAGTATTTGTGGACCAAATGTTTGAGCTAAAATAGCATTAAAATTATTAACTACAGCTATATCTTGTTGATGTTGAGCTTGAGCTAGAGGAGATTGAGATATAATTGTTACTTCTCTATTATCTATTCTAGGTATTTCTATTAATCCTCTTTTTGTAAGTATTCTAATTATTCTTCTAAGAAGTGGTTGTATTAATTCTGATTGCAATCTACCAAATGCAGATCCAATTTGTCTTGATAAATCTGCCATTCTTTCTGATACTTCAGTAGCTGACATTGGTGTACCCTCTGGTCTACCAAGTGTTTCCATGTATAATGCTTTTCTAATATTTTGACGCATATCTCCAAGTATAAGTTGAGCTACATCAAATCTACCTACTCCAGCTAAAGGAGTAAGACCTCTACTGTTTGGAGCCACAGGTATTAGACTACCAGGTACTAGATTAATATTATCTGGATTAATAACTCCATCATCTTCATAAGTATAAATACCACTAATATTCATCTGTGCATTTTGTAATATTAGTTCTACTGTAAGATTTGTTGTTTTGATTGCAGCCATACCATTAAATACTGGACCACGACCAAACACTTCTCCAGATGCTTTATTCCATCTAAATACTATATAAGGATTACTACCTATTCCAGATAGTTCTTGTTCAAATATCATTTCTTTTTCATTCATACAAACAACACAATACTTAAATTTTTCTGAATTAGGCTCATCATACATTCTAAATACACCCTCAACTACAGTTGCTTTTTCTCCTTGTTTATCATCTATAATTTTTAACATTTCTGGAGACATTTCTGCTTTAGGATAAGCTGTCATTAGTCTGTTATAAGCAATACTTCTTTTTCTAAATACAGTATCTACTTTATTATTTGGTCCATTGTTTAACATTACTCTTGGTAATGGAATAGCTTGGAAGTTTATTGGGTTTAAACTATCTCCCTCTTCTACTAAAAGCACACCAGTACCAATAGCACAATCCATAAATGCTTCATGTATTTCTTGATTAAAATTAGATCCAGCAATTATTTCAAAAACATATTTTGTTATTGCATCTAGTTGTTCATTTATTGCTGGTTTTTGTTCATCTGGTACTTCTGATCCAGCTTCAAAGTTTGCCCATCTTCCATATGTAGGAACAAGACCAGCTTGTAATCTACTAGCAAATTCTTGTATACCTACTACAGCTGTTTCATCAAATATTTTATCTGTTCTTCTTTCTCCTACAGTTTCTTCATAAAAAGATTCTCTTTGTGGTAAAGTATATTCATATGCTTCTTCATACTTATCTTTCCAATGATCGTATATTTTTTCTGAATCTCTATACTTCTTCATAAAAGAAGCTACTCGATTATCTGTAATTCCACTATCTAGTTCTGTATTTGCTAATTCTATATATGCCATTATGCCATTGATCCTGTTATTGTTCTTGTGCTAGTTGCTAGTAAAGCTCTTCTTTCTGCATCTGTTCCTCCAGCTCCAGTAAGTGCAGCAATTCTATTTTCTCGTAATTCTTTTTCTAATACAGCATCTTGATTTTGATTTGTTATTGTTGCATCATTAGTAACTCCAGATGTAGATCCACTATCTGTTGTTCTATTAGAAGATGCAGCTATAGATGTACTTGTCATATTTTTATTAAATCTATCTAAATATCCCTCATAATCTGTTTTCATAGAATCATATAACATAGCACTTGGTATACCTGGTACACCAGCCATAGCTAATCCACCAGCTATTGCTAATTTTATATTTCTTTGTCTTTCAAACATTTTTTGAGATATTGCAGTTGATGATAATATACCTGTTGGATCTCCAGTACCCATAGCTCCTGTTGGATCTGATTGACCATATAACATTTCATTTAAATTTTGTCCTGTAATACTTGTAGAAACTTTTTGACCAGCAGCTTTAGCTGCATCATATTGATTTTTAGATACTCGTATAAATTCTCCACCTTGTTGAACAAAATAACTTCCTACTTTTGCAAGTCTTTGATCTACTAAAGAATCTTTTGCAGCTTGAGATGCAGCTCCACCATATAGTTCATTACCTTTTTCTTTTTCTCTTTGTACAGCTGTATTTACTGCTACTTTTGCAACAGATTTTTTTGCTTCTGTTCTTTGTTCTGAAGAATCATATCTGTCTCCTCCATAACTTCCACCACTAGAAGATGATGTAGTTCCATTTTGACTACTCATAAGTTTTACCCTCTGGATCTGTCATGCCTTTTGTTCCTTTAGTAAATAAACTTCTTTGTCCAACCATACCTTTTTTTCTTCTACCTTTTTGTTTCTTTTGTTCTTTTTCTAATCTTATTTTTTCTTCTTCTTCTTCTTTTCTTCTTCTTTCAATATCTTTGCGTAGCTGTTTATCAGCTTCAGATTCTTCCATTCTTGGTCTACGAAAAGCACCCATTACAGCTTTATTTCAGAAAAACCTTTTTTTTTCAACTCACAATATAACTGATATGGTGTGAATATCCAAAACTTTGACATTCCAAGTAATCTTTGAACATAACTAACACAGCTATGCTCTTTAATCCAGGATCTCATTATTACTGGGAATCTAGGTAAATTATATTTAACTGGCACTTGTAGTATTTTTCCATTTTTTT